TACCACTTAGACATTCTCTTGCCACTTTTGTATGTAATAAATTCACCCTTATCAACAATCTTAGTTGGTGTTAGTAATGGTAAACCTTTTAACCATAAACAAGTACTCTTACTTGCTTCGTGACCAAACTGCCAAGGATGAATAACCTGATTAGGTTTTCTCCATATGGTACTCATCACACCAATGGGATTTTCAATTGCAATTCTTGGTATCGGAGCATTAGATAATGCCATAAAAAATTCAACACCTTCCTTTCTATGTTGTTGTCTATCTGGAAACCTTGGGTGTGGTCTACGTTCTGATGTTGGTAGATGTCCATCTTCGGGATGATAAAACCATTTATTACCTGTTACAGTTAAGTAAGTACAAGGTGGATGAGCAATCATTAAATCCCAACCTTGGTCTAAAATATCTAAGACATTTCCTTGGTAATGTTTACCTGGAGTTTCCGATGGTTCGAGATCACAAGACGTTGCGTCGTGTCCCATTTTTGTGAACCAATCTCTAACGGTTCCACTAAATTCACAAGCTATTAGTACTTTCATAATTTATTTTAAATTTGACATATGTTCTATGTGTTTATCACACTCTTCAATTTTATTAATCAATAAGTTACGAACAACTTTACCAAGCATAGAATCATCTTCAGTGGATAATATTACTGAGGATGGTATTGTTATAGATTTCTTAGCCTCTTCGGATAACCGAATAGTTTCTTTTCTATAATAATCTCTATCTTTATTCATTGTTAATCTACTTTATGGAAGGTCATTTCTTCAACTGGATAACAGTTACGTAAAGCTAAAACAAATGTTTTCAAATGATTGACACAATCATTATCAGCTCTAAGTGCCGCCTCTGTTAAATTGTTATTCACTACTGCTTGAGCGAAATCTCCACCCATATATCCCACACCATCTCTTGTTCTCATTATCGAAACGATAACGTCAATGATGTGATTACTTGCTTGGATGTTGTATCTCTTCAAGAAATTTTCTGCCGCCGGATAGTATAATTCTTCTGACATATTAAATTGATTTATATAAACGTTTGTGATTATAAAGTGCTACTGGATTTTCTTCTGCGATTAATCCATATTCATTTCTTACCTTATCATAAATTGATTCAGTATCTTCATTGATGTGTTTTGCAATGATGTTAACAAACCCATAGTTAGATTCATCAACCACATCTTGTGGTGTTCCAGGTAAACCACAGTAACTCGCCTCACCAACTTCGCTGATGAACATCCCACTATAGAATCCCTTCAAACGAAATCCGTCTACGAACTTATCGGCGTTACACCAAATGAATACTGAGTTATCTTTCTTCGATAACAATGGAACCATCGTGTTATCTATAACATAAGCGGTTCCCCATTTTGTAGATGAATTTGAGTCTGTGAATTGACCAACTGAGAATAATCCTCCAGGACTGCCGTGTCCCATCATCATTACCCTATCGTGTTCCTCAATGAGTTTTTTAACCTCATCTTTTGTAACTCCACCCGTGATTACTGTTTTGTTTGGAATGGACTCGTAGACAACATCTAAAAACGATGTGCTTGGGTCCGATGGATGTATTATTAATGTTTTCATATGACAAAGATATGTATTTTTTTGGAATATACCAAAATATTCTAAATAATTTTAGAATTTACTTTTTCTACTATGTTTTTGTAATCTTCCATATAACCATCTTCGAATTTAGAACGGTCATTAAAGGTCTTAATTGAATGAAGTACAGTGGTATGGTCTCTACCATTTAAAAACCCGCCAATCTCAACTAAACTGTATTTAAACTCACTTCTCATCAGGTTACAGAACATATGACGAGCGTCAGATACTTCACGCTTATTGTATTTGCGTATAATGTCCTCAACTGAAATAGAGTGGTACTCTCCCACTATCTTTAAAATTTCGGTATGGGAGATTTTAGTTCTTCTAGACTTTGTAAAATTTTTGGGGATATCTTCTTTTTTGATACCAGGGAAAACGTAAGGGCTAATCCTTCCTTTCATATTTTGTTATTTTAAACAAACATACGAATATACTAAATAACTACCAAATATTTCTAGTATTTTCCTGTAAAATATATGTAAACCACTTCTGGAATCTTGGTACAAATTGTTTCATTACCTTGACCGTCAGAACAAGGGATAGACGGTAAGTCTTTAACGTACTTACGTAGTTCTCTAGGTGCTTTCTTCAACCTATTAACCACACTTTCCCTCGAGTATAATTTATCAGAATCGTAATGTTCTTTGATTAATGAGGTATATTGAGATTCGGATATTACTATTTTCATACTAATAAATATCCGAATCTTTATTCTTTTTATTATCTTTCATTTCTAAAATCGAATGATCCAGATCTAACTTGTTGAGGTACGGGTTCCGCCATATCCATATCCATAGGTTGTTCCGTTGATATTAATTCATCTATTTGTTCTTGTTGTAATCCTAAATTATCCATAGCATCAACTAATCTACGAACACCCATAGGTTCTTCTGAACGTTCCTCCATCACACCAACTTCTTCTTCAACGTTTCTCTCAATACCTCTTCTGATACGATTAACTCTTTCTTCCGAAATAGGTTGAGGTACATCTATTGGGTCCATAATTTTAAACCCACCAAACTTAGATAAAAATTTATCTTCAACCTCCCTATCTTTGTCAGATAAAAGAAAACGATTTGTCTTAGGTTTATTATCCATAGATTCAACACGGATAACTTTTAATAATTCATTTGGTAATTCACTTTGTAGAGAATCTATACGAGCATCCTTTTGGTTCCACCAAGAGAATTCAGGATCGTTCTTATCTAATGAACGAAAACTTGCAACTTTATATCCACTCTTCTTATTTAAACAATAAATTAACACTCCTCTAGATGCGTACTTTGTGAAATATTCTGGATTACTTTCAGTAGTTGTACACCACTTAGTATTTGAACCGTACTTCTTAGATGCATTGAATGTTAATGGTCTAATAAATAACCACTCATCGTCTTCGTAAACTAATTTTATTTGTTTCTCCAAATCTTTACCTTGAGCAACTATGTCGGCGATACTAACAGCGTTGTTTATCTCGTCAAAGCTTTGATAAGTCGATACATCGTTTTGTTTAATTAAACCTCTTTCATTATATTCACAGAACTTTTGAAAGGTTTTAATGTCTGAAGTGTTAAACATACCATCAACTATACGATAGAACAATACTAATTGTAAATCTGATATACTATCCAATTCACTTTTTTGAATTCCAAATTGTTCTTGTAAGTGTATTTTAATATCATTACAATGTTCTGAAATGTTAGGGGTCTTCTTCATAATCCTCAATAACGTCTCAGTATATTTCGTTTTCTTATCCGGACAGAATAAAGAAAACAATTCAAACATATTAAGATTGAATTCTGGATTAACTTTTAGTTCTTTTGTTCTAGACATAATTGGTGTTTTTATTAATATATATAATTATTTTGGGAATCCCAAATATTAATAGAATTTTCTTAAAACTTCTATAACATCCCAAGCATCTTCAAGTGCGTTGTGAGTTACAATACCATCAACGTTTGCACGTTCCTTACATTGAGTAAGGTTCGGTAATGATTTATCGTTTGTCCAATCAACCATTAAGATTGCAGGATCTAATACTCTTTGACGAGTACGGATTAATTTTTGCCACCAAGGAAGTTCTTGTAAGAATAACTTATCAAATGTTCCAAAGTTTTTACCGGCAACATTTAATGTAATCGGTTTAGTTTTACCATCAATGACGGGTGTTAATTTTCCATTCACGTGAGTTGATGGTGAATCCAAATGTGAAAATCCATTACACCAAAGAAACTTATAGAATTCTTTAATCACATCTTCTTTCTCATAGAAACTATAATCGGTATGTGTGTCCATTAAAAATCTAGTGTCATCAGTACCTTCAAGGTATTCACCAATCATTGCAATGATTTCTTTGTTCATCGTGATTGCTCTTGGTGAACCTGTGATTTCATTTTGAAGAACAATCGCATTAAACTTAGGACACTCTTCGTATGGTAATTTCTTTTCAGTATCTTCGATAATTGCACCGATAGATAATACTTTGTGTTTCTCAGAATCTAATCCTGAAGTTTCGATATCAACGCTAACGTAGACCATTTTACTTTTTTTTAAAATTATTAATTAAACATTTCATCTTTACCAACAGCATCGTGCTGTTTCACTAACTCGTTTATCCTACTCTCAATTCTAATTTGCAATGCACCTTCCAAACCTTTATCTTTCCAATTGGTTTCAAAATAAAATCTCGCCATATTAAATTTTAGTTTAACTTGGTGAAGTTCAAAGCCTGGAATCATAATTAAATCTTCCATTTCTTTATCCAAGTAATCGGTTACTTCTGGAATGTTAAAACCTAAACCATACCAACCTTCGGGGATGTATGGTTTGTACTTCTCATTAAATTCATTTGATGTCATAGTCCTAATTTATTAAGTTGTTTAATTGTATCTTCAGCTGAAGTATGTAAAATACCAATACCCCCCGCTTCAATCCATCCATTTATATTATCAACTCTATCGTCAATAAGAATGTTGTTAGGACCTGCGAAATCTTTCTTATGTTTAGCACTTCTAAGAATCAATTTAACACCAGGTAATTCTCTATAAACCCAGTCAAATTTAGCTACCCTCGAATCTTCCTGACGAGATGGTGCTGAAAGTAATTTTGGATTATACTTTTCAATATAAGACCACAAGTCTTTCCCATCTTTCATCCAACCAAGGTTAATCCAAAAATCATAACCCGCTGCATTGATTGGGTCCCAAAAATCGGTGTCACTTCTATGTGAACCATCTAACTCGTGACCTGTAAGTTCTAAGTACCCCTTGTCAAAATCAACAAGTACCCCATCCATATCACAATATATTTTATACTCTCCCATAATATATGTTTTGAGTACAAATATAAGATATTAATTTGAATATACAAAAAAACCCCAAAAAAATTTGGGGTTTTATAGGAAATAGTTGAAATATCTTTATTTTGTTTTAGCAACAACCGTTGGGTTATCACTTTTTGCATTGTCTATAACGTAATATTCACCATTCTCATCCTGACCTATGGTCAATTCGTGATCGTCAGCTCCTGGTAATTCTTCAGGTTGGATTTTAGTATCGAAGTCGTCAAACTCTTGAGATTCCTTTAGGATACCCTCAACAATTCTAGTGATATCGGTTTGTTTTAATTTAATAACTTTGGCCATAGTTTCTTTTATATATAAATATCAGGTTATTTGGTTAAGATTTCTTACGATCCAAACCTTTCTTTTGATTCAATTTACGGGTGGCTTTAGCCATTTTCTCCCTATTTTTTTGTTTCTTTTCACTTTTTGTCATATTCTTAAATATAAGAAAAATAAAAAAGGGACACCTTTCGATGCCCCTTTGGTTTTCAGGGATTTATATCTTAATTAATTCCTTTAAATATTTGTGGAACTGTACCATAAACTGGTAACTTACCATCCCATTTATTAATGAACTCCAATTGTAATAGCATTGGTGTAATGGTCTTTTGTTTTAAACTATTAGCCTCAGCTTCAGCCTTAGCGGATGTTAACATTGCCTCAGCGTTACCTTGTGCGGTTGCCACTTTAATCTTAGCTTCAGCCTCAGCTTGTTTAACTTTATTTTCAGCCATCAACGCCCCTTGAACGGCATTGTTCTTTGCTTCAATTGCTCTCTTAAATGTTTCAGGGTAAACTAAGTTAGATGTCAATTGATTAATGATGAAACCTTCAGGTAATAAACTAGCATCCAATGTTGCTCTTACTTTTGTTTCAAACAATTGACGGTTACTGATTAGTTCCTCAGCCGTATAAAAGTTAGCGGTCATTCTAAATGCGTCATAAATGTTTGTCTTTAAAAACCCATCTTCAATCTCACCTAAACTTCTACGGTATTTGGCAAAAATCGATGGAACCTTATCTCTCTTTACAGAATAGTTAATGATTGGTGAAATGTGAAATTCACTACCATCTTTTGAGTTAACAATAAATGCGTTCTCACCACTATATTCTTTATGTTGAATGTAAGTTGGGAACTCATAAATGTTATGTGTAATTGGATTAAAAAATACCATACCTGTTACTTCAGTAACATCACTAACCCCTTTGTTATCACCATAAAGGTTTACCTTAACACCTACGTGTCCAGCGTCAATTCTCTCACAAGAGAAAAATAAAAATACTAATGTAAAAAATAACCCTACTCCAATTAAAATACTTCTCATAATTTGTTTTTGTTTTTGTTTTTGTTCTTGATTAAATTCTTCTTCTAAACGATTTAATTGTTCGTCTGTTCTTCTATTTCCGTAAGCATCAAAACGATTATCATACCTATTAAATGCTTCCATATTATTTATTTTTTGGCTTCTTTCTTGTTTTCACAAATGGTTCCTCACTTTTAGTTTTGGAAGCTTGTTTGGGATTTCTTTTCTTTTTAATTATTTCTTCCTTGGGTACATAATCGTATTCAGTTTCTCCTGGTGGGATTACCTCATCTTTATTTGAAAAAAACTCAAACAGATCTTTCCATTGAATGAAATGATAAACAAACAATACTGAGAATATACCAACTAGTGCCGCCAAAATATTGGTGTACGAGTCTGCGGTAGTTAATCCTGGAAATACGATATATTCGAACACGATTACGACTCCGAATATTACTCCAACAACAGCCAAGACACTTTTGTCGAATACTTTTTTTAATGTTTCTTTCATTTGTTTTAAATTTTACCCCATCCGGATTTTTCCATACAAATTAAACGATATTGTTCAACTGTTCTAAGGAAGTTTATTAATTTTTTCATAGTATTAAAATATAAATAAAATTTTTTAAATAAAAAAATATTATCCAACAATTCCTTTCATATCATCTGTGTGATGATCTAACGGTCCTAACTCTGAACCGATTACAACTTTTTTCATCGGATTAATAATCTCACGATGTAAATCATAAGGTCTAAATTCTGGATGACCATCCATACCTACATCCATTCTTCTACCATTGGTAATCTTTTGTGCGTGTGGTAAGTGACAATGTCCGTGTAGCATTATTCTACCTTTACGTAAACCATTCCAAGATGATATTGGATAGTGCATACACTCCAACGTTTCACCCATATAGTTTACTTGTAGGAACCATTGAACACTATTGAATAAACTTTGACAGTTCTCTCTGTTCCTATCAATGTGATGATCGTGGTTACCTAAGATTAAATGAATCTCTTGACATATGATTCTATCTCTTAACAATTGAATGTTTTCAAATCCACCGAATGACCAATCCCCAAAATGAATCAACACATCTTCTTGACCAACAACCTCATTGATGTTGTTAACAATGGTATCATTCATCTTATCTAACGTTGGGAAATCCCTTGTTTGATTTTCCGGAATATCTCCATTAGCTAATCTCCAATTAGTTGTTCCACGACATATGTTTCCGTGACTGAAATGGGTGTCTCCCGTTACCCAAACTTTTCTACTATCTTCTATCTTTATCATCCTCTAAAAAATTTAAAATCTTTTTTCTTATCCGGTCTTCTATTTGGTGGTTCTATTCTTTCTATTGCAGACCTAATTGCCGTTTCTCTTTCTGATTGTGCTTGAGTAATTCGTGATATTGGTGGTGGAGGTGGAATGGTTCTACCAAAACTTGTCATTCGTTGTCTGTTAATTTCTGACATTGTTCTAAACCATCCTCTATGTCTCTCGTTACTTTCATTTTCTTTCTTTCGTTTTTCTTTTATGATTTTTTCCTCATCATCTCCAATTAATAACGCCAATATTGGACCCAATATTATTGCACCTATTATTGTATCTAAACCTAATGTCCAACGTTTACTGTGATAGACCATCACATATGTTGCGGATATCATCCAAAAAAATACTAAAACAAATATTAACTCGTTACTCATATTAACTAAATTCAGTTGATGTACTTACTCGAAGTCCATCGATTATTAAATCATCGTACTTGGGGTCATCGAAAAACGAACCAACACCTTTAGCTCTTTCCTTTTTTCGATATTCACGATTAACAACTAACCCATCAGGTTCACCCCATTCAAGTGCCATAGTAATAAAATCTTCAATACTCCACTCGTCACCATATTCATCAACCACCCTACCTGAACGAATGAAAGACAATAGTTCTTCTTTATTAGAATAATATTTGTCCTTATGAAAATTCCAACAGAACTTCCAACCACCGCTTCGTTTACCTAAATGAATATTAGTTCCATCAATGAAGATACCCCACGGACTTTCTCTACCCCATTGATTATCAATAGGTTCATCAAACCCACACTCAATGTTACTTGGTGATAAATCTAAGTTGGCAATACGTTCTAGTAATTTGAATTTTCTTTCATCCATCTCGGATGCTTGGGGTATGCGGTAGTAATTTGTTCCCATAATGTTAGTAAGTTTGTACAAATGTATATATTTTTTCTGATATCACAAAATATATCACAAAAAAATCCCCAAATTTCTTTGGGGATTAACTGAAACACGACTCGTGTCAGTCCGAGGATACTATCCAGGGAGAGGTTTTATTTTTTTATTTCTTTTAAGATATCTAAAGAAATGTTAACAACTGTTTCGTTAATTTTCTCAACATCAGATCTTCTAACGTTTGCATATTTTAATGCTGTTTTAGGTGAGATACCTTCTATCTTCGTTTTAAAATCACTGATAGCTTCTCTTAATCCTTGAGATACCGCAAAAACTGACATAATTGATTTGTCACCTGTAAATTCAATATCTTCTAATGGAACCATTTTTTCTACTTTAATTACACCATCATCCAAATACCCACCATCTTGTAGAGTTAGTGGTTGCATTTTACCATTTGGGATTCTATATTCGTCTGGTCTTTTTCTACCAAACTTGTTTTTCATACTAATAGTCCAAATAAATTGGTCGTTTTGTTTAACACCCGTAATTTCAAAATCCATTTTCATTGAAACATCTAAGTTCAATTCTGAATAACCACTTTTATCTAATTGGAATACATCAGTTTTACCTAAGTATCTTTTGTCGCTCTTTTTAGTTTCTTCCCATTTACTATATTTTTGATTGAATTGTCTTGCCAAATATGATGTATTGTTCTGTTCAGTGTCTCTACCACCAATTCTAGCAACAACCGACTTTAAGAATGATTGAGCATTTTCATATGTGTTGAAACTATGAACTCTATATTTTATTTCGTCATTATCCCAAACATCGTTATGTGTATCTTCAAATTTAAGGTCGTTAACTATGATTGCTGGAATACTTCTTTTAGAAAGTATCTCATTAAATTGTTTACCTTTATCTGATTCAAGACCTAACTCATCTCTAAGGATAGGATTGAATAGTCTTCTAATATTTTCTTGTACGTCGTAATTTTCTCCACTTGCTTGGTAAGGTCTACGTTCGATATTGTTATCATCACCTTCGTCATCTGGTAAATTACTATAGACTCTTTTAGTGTTTCTATGTGGATTGTATTTTGGACAAGTGTCACTTGACCACTTAACTCCACCATATTGTTGTTTTAGTTTTTCAACTAAATCTGGATGACTATTAACAAACTCTTGAATATCACAAGTAAATATCACATTTACTCTACCACCTTGAGGGTTGTTAGGGTCGATTAACATATCGTGACCAATAAGATTACCTTCGTCATCTTTAATTGGTCTACTAATAGCATCTGCTTTATCCCATATACGTCCCATTTCATCTATTTCGGTTGAACTTTCTGAAATGATAGACATTAATTTTTCTTTCGATATTTCCATTACTACGTGTATTTTTATATAAATATCACAGAATCACACTTATTGTGTTTTGTGTGATAATATTATGCCATTGTAGATGAAGATGATATCATATTAGCAACTTTGGCAACTTTGGGTCCACCTTGAGCAATTAGACTGTTACCACTATTTGATCTTCTATCTATTACAATTTGTAATAACGACTTAGGGTCTTTATTACCAGATGCAACCGCTTCGTTAATTGTTCTTGCAAATTTTTGGAACCATCCCTCACCATTCCAAGTTGCGTATCCAAAATTAAACGTTAAAGCTGCATCTTTTGATATAATATCTGCAGCTTCAGGTGACAAATGTGATTTACTAAATTTAATAAAGAATGGTTTCATAATGTCACCAGCCAATTTTCTTAATTTTCTATCCAACGACGGATTATCTTTCAACATATAACCGTGTTTCCATTTACTTCTAGCATCTTCGGCATCAATTAAAGCCCAAAATTCCTGACCCGCAGGTCCAGTGGCTTCAGTACCTCCCGCCTTTCTATCCATACCAAACATTGTTTCACCAGATGCACCAAATCTACCATCTTTTACTCTACCATCTTGTAACATATCTGGGTGATAATATCCACCCTCTAAATTATCTATGATAAGATTAACTATACCCTCCCAATCGTTAACTGTGACGTTACCACCACTACCGTTAGCTTTATTGATATATGATGAAAGTTCTTCTGATTTAACACCTCTTTCTTTAAGAAGTTCGATTAATTTATTTAACATTGCAGGAGTCGCTACTTTCAAATCTGTACTACCCGCACCAGCCTTACCTCCAGTTGCATTTGTTAATCCAGAAGCTAAATCACTTAAATTACCTGAAGATACACCTACGTGAACGTGAGATGGAATACCATCTATTTGCATTATCTTACCAATAAGGTCACCTTCTTTAACTGAATCACCAACACTTACCGATGAGTCTATATGTGTATAGAAAATATCTGGTTTACCATCGTTACTTTTTACAGACACTTGGTCTCCGTATATTTTTTTAACTCCACTTTTAATTAATCCACCACTTGCCTTTCTAACTTTATTTACAACACCACTAGTGATTGAGTAAACCTCAGTTCCAACTGGACCTGTAACATCCCAAGCGTTTCCACTTTGCCAATCAGATGCACTATGTGTACCTTGACCAGGTTTACCTATTAATCCACCACCTTGTGAAACCAACTTAGACGCCTCATTGATTGATGTTTTACCATCATTTAATTTCTCTTGTGTGAATTTAGCAACCGCAGCACCAGTCTCAGGACCAAAAAGACCATCAACACCATACCTTGGTAATTCATAACCTAATAAAATTAAACCTATTTGCATAGACTCAACTTCTTTTTGAAATTGATATGAACCTTTTTCTTGTTGGGTTATCCCGTTACCGCTTGCGGCAGTTTCAAGAGTTTTATAAAACGCCTCAACGTCGGGAGTAATAGCGTCAGCCTTCTTATCGTCGTGTTTATTGGTCTTAATACCCAAACCACCCATAATTTTATCCCAAAGTTCCCCCTCATTAACTACTTTTTTACCATAGTTAAGTCGGTGCATTCTTTCTAACTGTTCTATTAAATTCTTCTTCATATTAATATAAATATCACAATTTTAGTTCAATTATAGGATATGATCCTCTTCATCCTCATCAAATTTACCAAAGAGGTCATCACCCTTATAATCTGGGTGATTTTTACTCATATAATCTATTCCTCTAACCCAACTCCAAGAGATTAATGCGACAACTATAAACATTAACGCGAAAACTGGTATGTATTCCATATTATTTATTCTTTTTATTATGTGATTTAGGTCTTCCGTTTTCATCTAACAGAACGAAAACTATCTTATCAATTCTAACAATCGATTCTTTTGTATTTTTGTTTCTAACATCACAACATATCGTTACTGACGTTGTCCCGAATTTAACCAAGTCCATACCAAATTCAATTATGTCACCAACCTTTGCGGTGGTTACAAAATCAATCTCAGACATCGCTTTGGTTACGATATTAGAACTACTCAACTGACAAATGGCAAAGATTGCCGCCTCCTCATCAATCCACTTTAATAATTGACCACCAAATAACGTACCTCTTGGGTTTAAATCACCTGGCTTAATCAACTTTCTAGTCCTATATATCATTTTCTTTTTTGTTTTTCTCTGTACTCTCTATGTTTTTCTGACCAATTAGGGTCTCTATAATCAATTACGTAATCACAATAATCATAGTCGTTAACTATTTCTCTTGGTTGTGGTAAGTCTGTTTCATCCTCATCCGTTTTAATTATCTGTCTAACCTTACCATTAATAACTCTACGAACAATCCTCCAATACAATGAAGACTTCTTTTCATTTCTAGGTCTATCTTTAACAATAGGTTTACGACGGCTTCTGCTCATCAGTTAAGAATTTTATGATCTTTTCTTTTATTCCACTTTGTTTAATGCCCTCAATACTCTTCGGGGTTAAAACAAAATTATCCAATCCCCAAACTTCTTTCCATTCTTCTCCTTTACCCATATCCAAATCATCTACTGCAACCCATTCTGTGACCTCTGGGTGGTCTCTAAGGTATTGATGTATCTCCAAGGACCTTGACTGTTCTAAGTCCCACTGACGAGACCATATGAAGTTTTCAGGGACATCACATTCACCTAAGTTTTTAGTAAATGCTATTGGTTTCTTTTTGAGTCCCTGTGACTCATAATATTCACCCATCTCCTCAACAGTGGCCCATCTTTTCCAATCAGATGAGACAACAATTTCAGCATTAGTTTCTTCCAGTATTTCATTTAGGGTATCGATTGCTTTCTTATTAAAATTATCAAAACGAGCGTCCAACTCAAGTGACATAACTGATTGACTTAACTTACGTCCAACCTTTTTTTGTTTCTTAAATCTACCTCCCCATTCTGTTGACAAACAAATAACCCCATCGTGATCTAAAAATATTACCTTCATTTCTTCCTTTTTATGTTGTAAATATAAATAATATTTTCGAATATCACAAATTAACTATGAATTTTCTTCAATATAATCGTGTTGTGGAGACCAAACTCCTTCAGAAGTTACTTTTGGATTCTCATTTCTATCAATCATAACCCATTCAGCTTTAACTAAACCCCAAGGTTTGAAATGTTCTAATACGTCCTCAAGTGAGAAACATTTACAACTGTAGATATCAAACTGAGCCATTGGTAATTCGTAATGATCCCAAATGTGAATTGATGCGTGTGATGTTGCCAAAGTAACCGTACCTGTTAAACCTTCATTACCTGGGTAATCAACGTAAACACTCGTAGGTCCACCTACAACTTCCATTTTAACTTTATGAACTAACTGGATAAACCATTCATTTAAATCACTAACTCTGTTCGGAGGATTAGTGAGCCAAACCTTCATCAAAAGGTGTTGGTGATAAGGAACAAATTCTTCTTGCATATATGTTTTTTTCTATTACATATATATCTTTGAATTTGTATTTTTCTAAGATTATTTAAACTTTCTTATTCTTATAAAACCACATTATATGGGTTGTTAATATCGCTACGTTTACAAACATAGTTGGGTTATTCATAATCAGATATCCATACCAAATCCATAGAATGCAGGCTAGTGAATTTACCACCCTCAATTTAAACATCGATTTAAACGTCATCGACATTAACACAACCACTGACGCAACCCAACCTAATACCTCAACCATTACTATATTTTTTAAAGTTCTTAACGAACCCAGTTTCATACTTCTTTAATTCCTTTGTGTCTAATCCGTTATATAATCCCGTTGACATAAACGCCTGAATCTCATCATCGATAATTTTCTTATCATTAACATAACCCATTTTCATAAGTTTCTTTTTTAACTTATCGTAATGAGTTGGTTTAATTCCTTTTATAAGTTTATTAACGTCTCTCTTGTAATCTTTGTTGGTGAAATATAGACCGTGAGCAATCTCGTGATCTAAAGTTTTTAAGTCTTTGCTACTCGCACCAATCAAATACCAATCGGTTCGTCTACCATCATTCTTTTCCGATGAATCTTTTGCACAATACCAATAGATGTCGTTCATAATCGAATCGTACTCAGTGTCTTTACAAAACTGATGATGAGCAACTTGTAAAATGTTACAGGGAATATTATAACCAGACCAATCTTCTGGATATGTAAATGTTTTCTTTTTCCAAGCATCTTTATAGAATCTCATATACTCCATCCAAGTAAAATATTTGTTCCTGAATATTTTATATGGTGACTCGTAGAATTCTTGGTATCGACAGAACAACATCGCTCTATCATAATTGTCGTCAACCAACACACAGTAAATGTTTGGTTTAATTTCTTTTACAACCCCCTGAACTAACGGATGATTGATTTTCATAAATTAAATTTTATTTATTTTAAATAACTCTTCGGTTAAATCAATATATGGTTGTGTTTCGGGATTATAATAGCCAACCATTTTGTCTATTTTTTCCTTATTGTCGTATGTTGTAGTTTTATTATGTTGTTCAACTCCCCAAATTGGTTCTGGTAATTCTCTAACATTAAACATAACCACTCGTTCTGGTGTTGCGCAAACATAAAAAACATCTTTGTCAGGTGATATAATCATATCGTCCCATTTTTTCTTTTCAACTAAGAAAGTATCATAATCTTTCTTTCTTCCTTTAGTTTCAATTCCACATTTTTCTAAAATACTACGCAAATCGATAGGAGAATATTTGTTATGTATATTTAAATCTATCAAATCAGGATACAATTTTTTCAATTCAAAATAAATACTTGTTTCATCCTGACAAATGTAAGTTAGATATCTTTCTCTTCTTTTACTTAAAAGTAGTGGTATACAATTAATAATTGTATCTAAACAATTTTTATGTTCTTGTTCTTTTTCTAATTGTTCCGCTATCCGTTTTTCAATTTCTTCTACTGACAACTCTTCAATATCTCTCGACATAAATCTTCTGGTATTTTACTTCTTTCATAAGCGTTAGATCTACCTTGTGTTCCTGTTTTAGAACCTCTAGGTGCTGCAACGTGACAAGGTGAACCATTCTTACACATTGGTCTTGGAACCCATACATCACTATTAGTCCATATGTCGGTTGGTTTCATTCTTTCATCACCATACTGACAATATGTAACAGTGTTTCGTTTGAACTTATCCATAAATGGCATCTTACGAAGAACTCCTCTTGGGTTTTCAATGAACCAATATGTTGGATTGAAATGTTCAATCACTTCGATAGTTTTCTTAACTAATTCAATACCAAGTCGTGCGGTATCTGTCTTAGGAATGTACGCACCCTTACCTCCAGTCCAATGGTGACCTAAAGCGGCAACACTGAATCCTGTACAAGGTGGTGATGCCCAAATTACATCAGGTTGAAATGGAACTTTGGTTACATCAAAGTCTAAGATACTAACGGCATAATGTATTCCGTCAAATGGTGTTAGGTCGGATGAAAATACTTCCATACCTAACTCTTCGGCAATCTTTCCAACGGAACGACTACCCGCAAATAATTCTAATACTTTCATTAAACTAAATGCTTAAATTTATCAGCAACGTTATTGATATAATTTTCCTCATCTAAAGATAATAGATGTCTACATTTTTTTAAATGGTCAAGACTATCCCAAAAAGATTCATCGTTAACATTTGGTCTACGAACACCGTAATTAGATGCTTTAATATCTTTTTGGTCTTCACTAATGAACCCACACTCAACTAAGTAATCAATTAGTTCTTGTCTTTCTCTAGATGAACAAGCATCAACAAATTCACTTGGATTAACGTCGATGTCGTCTGGTGTAAAATCTGGCATAATAATTTTATTTAAATGTTTAAATAAAATATAAGAAAAAAAATTGGAAATAAAAAATTATAGAGAAAAAGATTCTCCACATCCACAGGTGCGGGATGCATTAGGATTGGACCAACTAAATCCTTTACCGTTTAAACCAGATGAGTATTGTAGCTCGGTACCATATAGATAAAGAACTGATTTCTTATCTACCACTAATTTAACTCCACCGCCCGCCTCGAACACGTCGTCCGATTCGTGTATGTTGTCATCAAAGTCCATTGTATATGAAAGACCTGAACATCCTCCACCCTTTACCCCAACACGAAGATGGTGAGTGTCTGGATTTATACCATCACCCACCATAAGTTCTATCACGTGTTCTAATGCTAACTCACTTATTGTAATCACTTTAAACCAGTCTTATTTAATAAAGAATCGGTTGTTTTAATATCAACCTTTATTTCTTTTATCACTTGGGTTTCCTTTCGTAATTTTGCAAGTTCTCGTTGTTGAAAGAAACATATTAATAGTAATGCGATTGCACTTCCCTTAGTTATGTTGTCTTGATTTTTCTTGAAGAATTCTATCATAGTTTTAATTAATTAATATATCCATACCATTTTTCTTTCGGTAATCGTTTATCGCTTCTTTGATAGCATCTTCCGCTAATACCGAACAATGTATCTTAACTGGAGGTAATGATAGTTCCTCCACCAATTCCATATTATCCATTTTAATTGCATCATCTATTGACATTCCTTTCAACCATTCGGTTGCTAAAGAGGATGCTGCGATTGCCGATCCACATCCGAAGGTTTTGAACTTAGCGTCGGTTATGATGTTATCGTTAACTTCAATTTGTAATCTCATTACATCACCACATTCTGGTGCACCCACTAATCCCGTACCTACATTAGATTTACTTTTATCCAAAGTACCTACGTTTCGTGGGTTATTGAAATGATCTATTACCTTATCTCCGTATGCCATAGTATTTGTTTATATGATAAATATCAGTCAATCAGTTCATCTGTTATAATGTTATGATCATTTAAGATTTCGTGTATCTTTTCATATACCAATTCCAAAGCATCATACTTGTCAATTTCTTTACCTTCCATTGACCATTCTAAACCTTTTTTAGTGTTATGTACAATATCCCATAACGCCATCGCCATATCTAAAGATTTAATTGCTCTTTTATGTGCCATAACATCGTCAGGATCACTTAAGTTGTACTCTATTGTCGCTTTCGCCATAAGTCACTGAGTTTTTTACCTGGTTTAATTATTCTACCGTTTTCATCCATCATAGGTGCTCGGTATATTTCAAATGCCATCCATAAACCTACTAAAACTAATAAAATTCCAAACTTCATCATATTGATTTATTTTAATGATTCAACATATTTTGATTTCCAAAATTGCCACCATTTACGTTTGACAATTGGTTTACATTCTGAGAATGGATTATCTCCAAATGCTACCTTATTTAAATACTTGGAAGATATTACATTGAAAAATATTTCGTGGTACTTTTTATCTACCGTGGAAAAATCGGCAATAACTTCAACGTTTAATGTTACAGGACCATCTTCAGTATATACTATAAAATGTTCTTGTAATTTAACTAAACTACTTGTTTGTAAATTTATATAATTTCCATTTCCAATGTGAAAATCGGTTCCCATATTACTCTGTTTGTGTTGTTAATATTAGTTCAAATTCGTTAGCACCTTTTTTGTTTTGTTCTTTGAACATTTCAAGTGCAATCTCATAACGACTAACCTCAGTAAATCTAATAAATAATTCATCTCGTAAACTATCTCGTTCATTAATGATTTGTACCTTTTCAATATCACCACCAGGAATATAACCATTGTCTGTTTGACACTTAACTAATTCTTCTTTTGTTTTTCTCAACTCTTCTAATTTATTAAAATAGTTAACCAATAAACCTGTAAAAGATAATGTAGCAACTACCACATAAAATCTAAGCTGTGTTAAAATTTTCATTTGTCTAATTTTTTAATGTCTGTTAATATTTTCTCCACCTCTTGTTCAGATAGATAACCAAGTACATCGTCTGTAATTGGTGTGTCGTAAGTTATCTGACCATCTTTACCAAAGACAGCTAATTCATATAACCCTTTAGATCCTCCATATGTATGTTCACCTTGAACAATACTAGCCCCGTAACCATTTGAAAATTGTACTATACATTGTTTTCCTATCCCCATTGGGTGTATTTGGAAATTCAACTCCTCGAACACTATCGTGTCTAAGTTGTTCGTTGGTCTTGTTTTTACGTTCATCTTTTTGTTTTTTTACAAATGATTGTATTAAATAATAATTCATATTAAAATATTTCTTCCGCAATTCCTAATACCTCAGCAACACCTAAAAATATTGCCGTGTTTCCGAATTGCTCGTTAAATAAAAAAAGACACGCCACAATTCGTAAAATTGATTTTACAATACTAATCCAAAAATGGCTGTTTGTTTTTGATTCTTTCTCTTGCATAACTTTAATATACTATTTTTTCTTGAGATTTCAAAATATCATCAACAATTTGTATCCTTTGACCAATCCATCTCATTACATTTACTGTCATTGAGTTACCAATAATACCTTTAACATTTGAATATGATGGTTTTTTACCGTCAATTTCAAAGTCAAGATAATCATCAGGGAACCCCTGAAGTCTAAGTAATTCTTTCTCGGTAAATTCTCGGATACCTCCCTCATCAACCCAATAGTTTGATGTTGAATCCTTACCAAACCCATCGGTTAATGTTTGAGAATATGATTTAGTTATCGTACCTGCGATTCTAATTTGTCCGAGAAGACTTTTGGTACGGTCATCCCTCTCTTTAAGAGTCTCTTTTTTAAATTTCTTAAAACATCCTTCGTCAAATAATATTGCCGCAGGGACTCTCCAGTCGGTTCCACGATATCCAACAATGTAGACTCTTTTGCGTCGTTGGGGTACTCCAAAATATTGGGAGTCGAAAACCCTATAAGCGATTGACCGTTTGGTACCTTGAACAATAC